ACAGCAGAAGAACGTGACGTATATCTGTCCTACATGCAAAAGCAAAAGGCAAAGAATGAAAAAAGACCTTGGTATATCCGATTCAATCCAATAACTAGAACTGCTGCAGATGGACCATACGATGATAATATGCCTGATGTGGCAATGGATGGCCATCAGTCATTTCTAAATAATTACACTCCCCGAAATTTTATGGAGGCAGTAGATGTTGATGTTGATGATTCAGGAAAAATCTCATCTTCACCTGTTCCATATACTGCAAGAACATTAGATTCAAATGAAAACCAACCATTACCTAAATTTTACTGGAATCCATATACTGCACTAGATCTTATAGTATTCCAAGACGTTTACACTCATACTATTTGTGGAACTGTAATTGATGTTGTAGTTGCTTTTCTGGTTGGACTGGGAATTAAACCCGTTTTAAAGCTAGTAAATGAAAATGATCTGGAACTAAAAGAAATTGACGTACCAGACAAGGAATTACAGAACATGCAAAAGCAGCAAGAAATGCAACAACAAACAAAAGATCCAGAAAAACCACAACAAACCAAACCAGAATCAAAACCAGAAAAACCAGCAACTAAAAAACGACAGGAAACAAAAGAGGAAGCAATTGAAAGAGAAATAGATGATAATCAAAAATTACTAGAGCCATTAATCGCACTAGACAGATGGATAGGTGAAATTCAAGATGGTGATGATGAGGAAGATGGAATTAAAGAGGATTGGAATACAAAGGTAGAGGCACTAGTTAGAAACCATTACATCTTTGGACGAGATCTAATGACTAGGGAATTAGATAAGGATAATCCCTTTACATGGAATGATAAGAAATGGCCTGATATAGAAACAATTTACAAAGTACAACACCCAAGGGATATTAATTTTATAGAAATATCACAAAAGACATTCAATATCAAAAGAGTCTCACTAATGTTTTCAACTAGCATGTTGGATAAAGACGACATGATTTATTTAGCACATATGGAGGAATCACCAATTTACAATGGTAAGGGATATGGCTACTCACTACAACAAAGAATGCTTGGACATGGCAGATCTTTAAGAAAATTAATTGATAGGGATTTCCCAAATATCGCATCAATAGGTTATGCACCATTTACTATAGTAGCTACAAAACGAGATGAGAAAGGAACAGGTAATGAGGCATCACAAGGTCAGACATTCATAAACACTATGGTTGCAGGACAGCCAAACCATACAGCACTAAAAGATCCAAAAAATGATTTGGTAGTACACCATATTGATACAAAGCCTGATATTCCTGGAATGATTGACATGGCTAATTTCCATGCAGAGTCTGCAGCCAAAGTTGCACAAGTGCCAACTGCATTAATTGCAAAAGAGAAAGATCCTAATCGTGATACATTACTAGGAATATTGAGAGTATTTGCTGAGACTGAAATTCCAAGAAAACGTATGCCAGTAATCAAGGTATTTACAAATCAGTATTACATGAGAAACTTTAAGAAATTCTACAAAGATGATAAAAAAACACTAGAAAAGTTCAGAGTCGAGGCAGAATTTACAGATGTAAAAATAGATTCATGGGCTGATATTGTCGGAGCATTTGTAGAGTTAAATAAAATATTCAGATTTAAAGCAGAAGCTGCAGGTAAGATTCTAAACATTGACAATTTAGAGGGAAAGATTGATACTGAGAAAGAACCATTAGGTGAGAGTTCAATGGATTTAGGAAACGGAAACAAGCTTAGTATGTCTGGTCCATCACCACCAAAACCAAAGAAAAGTACATAATTCTCATATACTAATTTATAATTAACCTAATATTGTCAGATAATAAAAATTCTCAGAATAATTCCAAACAAGAAACAGTTACAAAAGATCCTAAAAGAATTGAAGATCTTGAAGCAAAACTGGCAAAAAAAGACCAAGAAATTCAAGAAATAAAACAAAAAACATCAGATGTAATAAAGAGTATTAAAGAAGAATCTAAAACATCACAACCTGAAATTGTAACTAATCTATCTGCACGTATCATAAAACAAAATACATTCGGAAATAATTTCCATAATGGTTATGCTGATGGAACTGTAAAGAAAGCAACAAAAGAACTAAGGGCTACTAAAAGAAAAGCATCAGTAGGAAAGAAATAGTAGGAAAGTAAATACTTCTAAAAATATAGTTTTATCTAATTTTATTAAATGTCAAACTGTAAACTACAAGCGTTATACTTTGCTACAACTGAATTTGAGGTATTAGACGAGTTTGAGGGGGAACAAGGAACATTTATCAAATCTTTTCTAATTAACAACAAGCTAAACCTCAATGACTGGGAGGTAACTGAGGAAGCTAACCGGTTAGATGGTCCAGATTTTAAGGGAATGCCAGGAATTGAATTTTTCAACAAAGGCAGACGAGATCATACAGTCGGAAATAGCTATACTCAGGCATTACATCTACAAATGCCACATGCAAAAGCTATAATCAGAAAAGTTTTAGGAACAGAGACTGGCGAGAAACTAACCCAAATATCAAGGGTATTTGATAAAGAAATAATTAAGAAAATACGAAATCATGAGATTAAATTTGTCTCACCTGCTATTTTTCCTCGTAGTATAGATGATGTAGAGGTTATACAAAGACCAGAAGGTGGCCATATACACAGAGTTCACCGTTATTTACCGTTACATTATGCGTTTGTAGATGAGCCGGCTTATGGAACTGATGATGCAAAGATTACAGATATTTGTGATGGTCCAGACTGTTTAATCAAATTAGAAAAGGCATCTGCTAACATACCAACTGATGGTATTGGCCAAGATGAGATTAACCCATTAAGAAAAATACCAATTATTAGAATTTCAAAGTGTAGCAAGACTGGTAAGATTAACGTAACAGTTGCAGGCGATGATGAGTTGAGTAAATTAGTTTCTGAATGTCTATCTAAAAAATTAGGTGAAGGTCAAGAACCAACTGATCAAGAATTAGCAATTTGTTTTTCTGAGGCACGAGAGAAGCTAAACGCAATTAATTCTGATATAGAACAATCAAAGAAACATGGTAAGAAAATGGGTAATGTAGATATCACAGAAGAAGAAAAGAAAAAACTAGAAGCACGATTAACTGCACTAGAAGATGAAAAAGAAGAACGTGAAGAAGAAACAGCAAAGAAAGCTAAAGCAAAGAGAGCTAAAGCAAAGAGAGCAGCAGAAAATGAAGACAATCATGAAGAAGATATGTTGGAAACTGCAGTAGATGATGATGAAGAAGAAGAAACACCAGCAGCAAGAAAAAAAGCAAAGAAAGCCAAAAAAGCAAAAAGAGCAGTAGATGATGAAGAAGAAAGTGAAAAAGAAAAAGAACAAACTGCAAAAATTGCAACATTAACTAAAATTGTAAACATGCCAATTATTGATAAATATCTTGCAGCAAGAAAAATGATAGGTGATGATGATGAAAAATTAGAATTAACAAAGACTGCTATGCTAAAAGCATCAGTTGAAGATAACCAATCAAAATTAGATGAAATTCAACCATTCTTAGCACAAATTAGTTTTAACACAGACGCAGAACAAAAATCTGCAACCACAAAATTCCCAATGGGATTAGGTTCAGATTCACAGTTTAGCGGTTCTAAGAAAACAGCAGAAGAAATGTTTGAGGAGTTGTATGAATAATGGGAACTAGTGGACCAGGTAATATTGTACATATAGACAATCTGTATGTAAAGACATTCAATGTACAAGATAATGTTAATATTGTTTTAGGACAATTTGTTGTAATTGAAGCTACTGGTGCAAGACCACTTTTAGATTCAGACTTTACAGGGGCTGATTTATTTTTAGATTTATCAACAATTAATGTAGTTCAAGCAGGAGAGAATGCAAATAACCTCACTACAACTGATCCATTACTCAGAAAAGGACAGATAGAATGTATCACTAAAGGTTCTGATTGGACTGTAGTTATGAGAGTAGGAGTATTGCCTGATAATCCTGTAGGAATATTACGAGTCGGAACTGCTGAATTATTTGAAGTATCTTATTTGGATATTAATGCACCAAGTGTAGTTGCATCAAATGAGAGATTAGGAGTTTACAAACATAAAGAATTTTCAACAGTAGCTGCTGTATCTGTTCAAGACGATAACGGTATCATATCAACAGGAGTCGGACTAGCATGAGTCAAGAACTACTTATGCGACATGGTGACAAGGTCACATATTCACCTTATACTGGCGGAGTTTACTTTGGTTCTGATAGTCTAGCAGAAATTGACTTTGGCAATCCAATGGAATTAATTGGATCAAGAAAACTCGTTGATCTTAAAATTGCTAAAACAACACAACTCAAAGGTTCTGTAGTTGAAGGCCAAGAAGGATATTATGCACATGCAGTTTTTAAGAAAGCATTTACATCACTAGCAAAATCTCACATGCAAGTAAAATCTGCAGCAAGAGATCTAATGACAGTTATTCAAGCCGAAGGAATGAACTCAAAAGGATATATGGCTGCAATGAAACTAGAACAACTAAAACAACAAAGTGCTCAACAAGCACCAATTCAAGGAATAGGACAAGATGCAATTGATCCACTAAGAGTTATTGAAATTATTACCAGAGTACGAGGTTTAAGACCAAATGTATATGTTGTAGAGAATGGATTTTTCACTCATAACGTAAACAAACTAGATGCTAGAACACCTGAACAAGATACAAGAAACGGTCAGGTACAAATGAGACCTTTGGAGAAAGTCGACTTTGACAAGTTGCAATATTCAGAGGACAGATTTTCACTAAAGAAAAATACATTCCCAACTCTGATAGCTTCTGAGACTCTAAAGAGATCAGACTTTAACATTCAGCAGTTAAACATGGCAGATGCTATGGTTGGACACGCAAGAATGAGAAACGGTCAAGGACTCCAAGTACTATCTACACTATCTGGTGCAGTAAATGGTTCACCAACATTTGAAATCAATGATCCAGAAGCAACCGGTACTAGTGCCATTCCACACGGAGAGTTTAATGTAAAGAAAGAATTACTTGCAATCCTACAAGGACACTTGGATGATAATGAATCTATCTTAGATAAGATTTGGATTAACCCAATTGACTATGCTAGATGGTTATCTAAATATGCTGTAACATTTGGTATTCCCCTCATTGGGATTATTCCAGATACTGTTACATCGTCATTAGCATTGGCAAATCCACCAACATCATAGTTTGATAGCCATCTAGCATAGTCAATTGGGTTAATCCAAATCTTATCTAGGATTGATTCATTAGCAT